GACACTTGCGTTTAGGTTCTGCATATCCTGTAGCAGATGATGGACAATCGCCAAATGCGTTTGTTACTGGTAGAGGATTAGAGGAACTAGGTCAATCATCATCATTGCATGTAAGAGAATATCAAACAGTAATGAAAGATGCGTTAGAAGAAATAGATAGCAAGAGACTAGAGTGGGATGAGGTTATGTATGGTGGTATGCGTAAACCTATCGCAGGATTTAGAAATGGTACAGCGTTTAAAGAAACTTATGTACCTAACTCTGATATAGCAGAAGTATATAAAACAAGAAGAGTATATGGAGTTATGGCAGGGTTTGATGAGCCACAAAAAATTATTACAGGGTTGCAATTAAAACAACAAGGCGTAATAGATATGCAAACATTACAAGAGAACCTTGATGGTTTAGATAACATATCTCAAATACAGAACAGAGTAAATGCAGAGAAAGCAGAGACTGTGTTATTTGAAGCATTAATGGCACAAGCAGCACAAGGTAACATCAAAGCAAGTCTTGCAGCTAAAGAGATTAGAAAAAATCCACAAAACATGACACAGATACTAGATGAGTTTTACACAGAAGAAGAAGTACAGGCACAAGAGGTAGCTGCACAAGCACAAGCTCCAGCAGAACCAGACATTGCTTCTGTACTTGCACAGTTAGGTGGACCAGAACAATTAGCAGCAGGTCCAGGAATACCACCAGGAGTACCAGTTGGCTAGACCATTTGAAGATATTAACGAAAAATTTATAGATATAATTAATCAAGAAGATTGGGATTTTAATTCGTTTCCAGTAGAAGAAGAGACAGTTATAGAGATTGTTCCTATTGTTAGACCAGATGTAGAGACTGGAGATATACCACTAGGTACATACATTATTCCAACACCAATACCTAATGTATTTTTAAATGTATCATTAGGATTTGATTTACAACAAGGAGATGAAGATGCCAGGTGGTAGAAAAAGTAAGTCGTTTAAACAAGCAACTGATATGGCAGTTGATGGTGCATACCAAGATTTAGTAGTACCAAATAGGGCGAAAGGAGACCCAACAGGGCAATCCACAGCGTTAGGTAATCAAATAGATGCTGTAGAGCCACAAACTCAATCCCCTATACTTAAACAAGCAAGTACAATGCCAATGGTTGGCGACATATTTAATGCTCCAACACAATTCCCAGACCAACCTGGTTTTGTTCCAGAGCAAGATATGCAAGTAGCTGCACCTGTGCAAGAGACACAGATTACAAAACAGTTAATTACTGAAAGGTTCCCAGAACTAAGATATAGGTTTAACTAATGAGCTTTTATTTGAGATGGGGTCAAGAGTGGCTTAAATCCCAAGAGGAAAAAGGCATAGACCAACAAGCACTTAACACAGCTAAGAACACTATGTCTGATGCAGAATTAGAAATACTAGGTAAGAAAACATTAGATTTTAAATCAATGAACCCAAATGAAGATAGTGATTTACCTATTGCTGCTGCATCTATGGGATTAAGTGCAGGAGAGTATTACAACTTATGGAAAGAAACTAACAATAACATTGCAGATGAAAAAGAAGATTACAACAGAAAAAGAACACAAAGTTATTGGGATAGAGCTAAAGAAGCATATACAAAAACTAAACAAGTTAATACTGAAACACAAAAAGAATTATTTGGAGAAAGCCAGTTAAGAAAAAGTACAGCTATTAATGGTTTATTAGTTGGTCTTAATGCTTGGTATCAAAGATTTCAAGTAGGAGCTATGAACTCTTATGGTGTTGCTAGTAAAGCAGAGTTAGAAAGATTAGCTAGGGAACAAGGTAAAGAATTAGATAGAGATTTTTCTAGGTTTGTTGGAGACCCAGAAACAGAAGATAATGAGATACCTTTATCATGGAAACTTAAATCTTTTGTAGCTGGTTTACAAGCTGGTGCTGTTAGAGGTGCATTATCACAAGGTAAAAAATATGGATGGGATTTGCCAGAGACAGTATTAAATTTAGCACCACTTGCTGTTACAGATAATCTAACTTATTTAAATACAAAAAAAGATTTTAAATTAGCACAGACAGATATAGATACTATAAATAAATATTTTCCTAGTGTATATGCAGAAAACTTAAAGATACAACAAGATGGAGAAACTAGAGAACCAACTACACAAGAAAGATTAGATGCGTATATAGATACAGTTAATCAGTTGTATGGTTCAGCTAATCCTAATGGTATAGAAACATACTTTGGTAGCAATGAATATTTCCAAGAAGCAATGCAAACTAGAGAAGGTTTTAAGAAATATAGCATACCTGCAACACCTGGAGATATGATTAGATATACACTTACAGGTTCATTAGGTGGAGAATATAGTCCATTAAACAATGTAATTGCAGATATAAAGATTGAAACAGAAGGCGAAATAGCTAAGTTAGTTAATACATATCAAACAACTGGTATGACAGACCAAGAGTTTGAAACTAAATTTAATGCTTTACTATCAGCAGAGCAAGATAAAATATCAGATTTAAACTTTGACCCTAAACATGGTTGGAACGCATGGATAGGATTTATGGGTAACTTAGGACTAATGGTAGTTACAGACCCAACTATGGTTTTACCTGGCGTTGGTATAGGTGGTAGGTCAGCACAAACAAGTAAAACACTTACAAGCGTAGGTAGAGAACTAGATGAATACATACAAGCAGGTGGTAAGGTAGCAGATTTTTGGATTGACAAAGACCCAGTAATACAACTTATGGCAGATGAAATAACTAAAGCTGTAGATGAAGGTGCTCCAGTTATGTTATATCTAGCACGAAATGGATTTAGTCCTAACATGGCTATGAAAGTAGTTAATAATCCAGACCAAACATTTGACATTATAAAAGAAAGTTTGACTGGTGGTTTAATATCTGATGTTAGATTTGCAGGTAATAATTTAACAAGTGCTAATGATTTTCATATACAAGCAAAAGTATTAAACGATAACTTTTTAGATAACTTGTATGCTGCTATGACAGATAGTCAATATACAGCTACTTATATGCGTGGTGGTGGTAGGAAGTCTAAGAACCCAGTAAGAACATTAGCTTCTAGTTTTAAAGATATATTTGGTGGTACAGACCCAAGACTGCCATCAAGACCATGGGCTTATCTTACAGAAGTAGATAGAGCAGTAGATACTTTTATTAAAACAGGGTATATGTTTTCTATACCAGAAAACAAGATTGATGATTTAGTAAAAGAATTTTATACAGAGATATTTAATAAAAATTATAGAGGAGCACAAGAAGTTTATTATGACAAGTTAATTAAAACAGAAGGTGCATTACAACTACGATATGTATTTGGTTTGTCAGATAACGAAATAACAGATTTCTTATCAACACATTTAGATGATGTAAGAGGATTTAGTGAAAAAGGTAGAGCATATAAACCTACATTAAGTGAACAGTTCTATGATAGACAGTTATTACAAGATGGATTAGACCCTATAAGCAGAGCACAACTAAACAATGCTATGTTATCAGAAACAGATAAAGCTGCTGCTATACAAAATACATTAGCTATGGCAGGACAAGCTATGGATTTAACAATCAATGTACCAGATATTAAAGCTACATTGCGTTATACATCTATGCGTAGAAGATTAAGAAACAAAACATTTAGAAAAAATGGTTATGAAGAAAGTATAGATGCAGTTAGACAAGCAGCTAATGAAGGTAAAGCTGGTACTTTCTTTGACCCATCTACACCATTAGGTAGTGAACTTAAAGGTGCAATAGCAGATGGACTAAAAGACCCATCAGTTTTATTTAAGTATGGTGCAGAAAGAATACCATTTAAAGCTACAGATATGGCATTTACTTTTATTAGTAGAGCATGGATGCCATTACAACTTATTACACGATTAGCTTTCCCACTTAAAATTACAACAGATGGTAATTTAAGGATGTCAGCTAGAGGTTTAGCATCTATATTTAGAGACCCATGGGAGTATTTAAAGTTAATATGGAACGACCCAAATGGTGCAATGGTTAAATTAATACAAGCACAAAACCCAGACTATAAACCATTAACTGCACTAACAGGACCATTTAGAACAAGTGCAAAAGTATTAGATGAGAAGTACCCAGACTTTATAAGGAAAGGTTTAGGTGCATTAAAACAAAACAATTCAAAGTTTGGATTACCAGAAGTACAAGACTTATATGAAAGAGACCCACGCTTTACATCTGTATTTAGAAAAAACAGAGGAGATTGGGAACAGATACCTAAGTATGCAACTGGAGAAGAAGTAGCACCAGGAGCTACAAAGCTAGATGTTGATGATAACTATGTAGAAGCATATATAGATTACTTAATTACACAGATGGCACATGACCCATTTATGCCAGTTGTAGCACAAGCTATGAAGAAAAACCTAAGTGATGAAGAAGTTGTAGATTTAATACAGAGAACACCATATCTTATGGATGAGATTGTAGATTTAAACAGAAAGACATTATCTATTAGAAGCGTAGATAAAGCATCACAAGTTATACCAGTTGTTAAAACACAAGAAGATTTTATAGATTTTGTTAGACATCACAAGATGTTTATATCTAACTTTACTGCTAATCAACAAGACTTACTAGATGTTATTGCACAAGGTATGGTTGGAAAAACAAATGTAAGAAGTTTGGATGTTGCAAAACAAATAAACAAAAAGAAAATAAAAGAAACAATTAGACCATACATGTTAGAAGTATTAGAAGATTTACCATTTGAAGTACCAGGTGTAAGGAAAGTTACAGGTAAAGGATTTGCACAAGGATGGGCAGACTTAATGGATGCTTTGTTCTTTGTAGCTGGTCAAGCAGAAGCATCACTATCACGAATACCTACATTTAAACAAGCATATTATCACTTTATAGAAAGCAACTTAGTGTTTGCTACACGCAAAGGTTTGCAAGATATATTAGATGCACACTATGACCCAGATAGTGTAGTTAATTTACCAGCAGATTTACTTGCATCAGTTAAAAGAAATCTTACAGATGCAGAAATACCTTTTGAACAAATAGAAGAAGTAATGAAGAAAGCAGTAAGACAGAGGTTACAAGTTACTGATGATGCTGTTACATTTGTTGCTTATAATGCAGACAATAAATATGCACCAAGAGTATTACAAGCTACATCTAAACAACAGTTAGAAATGGACTTGTTACTAAACAATGCAGAAAGTAAAGCATACTCTATAGAAACAGCAGGTGGTATTAGATTAGGAGATGAGAATACAAAGATAGGTGCATACTACTCATCAGTTCCTAGAAGAAATGTATTAGTAGATGGTAAATTAGATAAATCACAAGACCAACAATTTATTAAAGCCCTAAAAGAATTACATGCAGATACAGGTAAAAATACATTTGATATAACAAATAACTTTAAAGCATTAATTAAAGAAAACCCTACACCAACAATAAAAGAACTTAGGAAAGTGTTAGGCATGGGTAATGCTAAGTATGATGATGT